CGCTGCGGAAACGTACGGCACGACGGCATACGCGACATGGCCGGGGCGATGATCAGGAAACTATGGAACTGGATCAAGCGCCTGGCGGCGTACGACGGGGCGAGCCTCGACAGGCCGCAGGGAGGATGGAGACCGGTCACTGGTAGGGCTCCGGAGGAGATAGACAAGCCGGAACGGCAGATCCTCATTGACCGCGGGAGGGACCTCGAGCGCAATTCTGACATCATCGTCGGGGCCATCGAGGCGATATTGCGTAACAGCATCGGCTACCAGGGCATCATTCCACAGGCGCACGTTCTGAAAGCCGGAGGGCAGGACGACGAGAAGAGGAACGACGCCATTGAAGAGCTTTGGAAGCAATGGACGTGGCAGGAAAACTGCGACATCGCCGGGGTGTCCACCTTCGCCGAGCTGCAGGCCCTTGTGCTCCGTCGCCGGATCGTGGACGGAGAGGTATTCGTCCGGAAAATCTGGCTGAAGAGCAGCAAGGGAAACCCGTTCCCGCTCAGACTTCAGGTGATGGAGCCGGACCAGTTGGACAAGACCATCACCGAGTATTCGGGGAGGAAGGTCTACGACGGTATCGAGGTTGACGAGTACCTGCGCCCCGTTGGGTATTGGTTCCGTCCTGATCCCATGGACCAGGCGGGTGATTCCGTGCGCGTCGACGCGCAGGAGGTGATCCATCTCTGGAGTCGCAAGCGAGCGTCCCAGATTCACGGGGTCAGCGAGCTTGCCCCAATCATGCAGCGGGCGAAGGATTCCAAAGAATATTTGGACGCGGAATTGATGGCGGCGCGGATTGCCGCCTGCTTCGCCATTTTCATACGCAAGGACAACCCCGGCGGAATGCTCGGGCGAGCGGACAAGAACGTCGACGGCAAGCCGGTTCAGGAAATCGCCCCCGGGATGATCGCGTACCTGGCACAGGGCGAGACGCCGGTTGAAGCGCGGCCTGACCACCCGAACGGCAACTCGAAGGACTTCCTGGCCCTTCAGCAGCGGCTTGTCGGCGCAGGGACCGGACAAAGTTACGAGGTGACCTCCCGGGACATGTCCCAGGTCAATTACAGCTCGGCCCGGCAGGGGCATTTGGAGGACCGAAAAACCTACGGCATCTTCCAGCAGTACATGGTCGACCACTTCTGCCGGCCTATCTGGGAGGCATTCGTTGAATCCGTGGTCCTGTCAGGGGCACTCAAGGTCAGCGACTTCCACGGCAAACGCGAGCGGTACGTCAGCGCGCGGTGGATCCGCCCGGGGTGGGAATGGGTCGATCCGCTGAAAGAGGTCCGGGCATCCAGCGAGGCGCTCCAGATCGGGGCAACGACGCTTGAGGAGGTCTGCGGATCAAAGGGCCTCGACTGGCAGGAGGTACTCCGGCAGCGGGCACGCGAACAGAAGTACGCCGAGGAGCTGGGCGTAAAACTCGGTGAACTGCCGCCGCAGGAACTGAGCACCGAGGATAAGGAGGAATGACATGAAGGGGGCTAAAAAGCCGGAGGAGCGGCGGAAGGAGCCGCTTTTCCGTGAATTGAGCATTGGGGGCTCCATCGACGCCGAAAAGCGCACGGTGGAGCTCTCGTTTTCTAGCGACATCCCCTACAAGCGCTTCGACTGGTGGGAAAACCGCTACTACGAGGAGGTTCTATCGCACGAGCCGGGGGCTGTGGACCTTCAGCGGCTCGCGGAGATCGGCGTTGTCCTGGTAAACCACGACAGCCGGAAGCTGCCTGTCGGGGCCGTCGAAAAAGCATGGCTCGACGGAAACAAGGGGCGCGCCCTGGTCCGGTTCGACGATGACCCGGAAAGCGACGCCGTATTTCAGAAGGTCCAGAAGGGCATCATGCGCGGCGTCTCTGTGGGCTATTTCGTCCACGAGTGGCAGATCACTGAACCGACAGACGGGCGCCTTGCCCGGGAGACGGCTACAAAATGGGAGCCGCTCGAAATCTCCATTGTAAGCGTTCCCGCTGACTCATCCGTCGGCGTGGGGCGCTCTCTTGATACACAAAATGACGAAGGGGGTACACAAATGGCTGTGAAGGAAGAAACGGTAATG